TTATTTGTCAAAAGTAGCAAAAGTCCCAACATCGGATAGTCAGTTCCGATTTTTGGAAGATAGAACAAAGATTCACATGACTGATAGAAGTTTCTTATTAAATGGTGGTGGTAGCGCAGTCTCCCTTTTAGCTGAAGGCAGCTCTCAAGACTTAAGTTTTGATACTTCAGGTGGAGCTTCTGTTGATTTCTTATTGCCAGGTATGGTTGTAGCAATTGGAAATGTTGACGGAAACAGTGTGCCAACAACAGCAAACGTAAGAATTAATAGTGTTTCTGATGTAGGTTCATCAACAACTTGTAATGTAACTGTAATTCAACATGCAGGCAGTACATCTGTTGCTGATAATTCTAGTTGTACAGTAATTGGCACATCATTTGAGCAAGGTTCTGGTTCACCAGATGTATTTTCACAAGAGCTTGACCATGATTTAGGTTATACTCAAATCTTTAAAACTGCTTGTGAAATGTCTAATACTGCAAGAGCAACTATCTACAGAGGTTATGCAGACGAGTTCCAAAGAATTTGGAATCTTAAATTAAGAGAGCATAAAGTAGATATTGAAAGAGCAATGCTATTTGGTCAAAAAAGTACAGCAGTAAATGGAATACAGTATACTGATGGTATCGTAGGTTCAACTATTAGAAATGGTTATTCTAATGTTAAAAATGATGGAAGTAAATTATCTTATAATTCAGGTATTCCTTACTACAAATCAAATCAAGCTTCAGAATTAACTTATGATGATTTATTAGAAGATTTTGAAGTTATCTTTGACCCTGCAAGGGGTGGAGGAAGAGCTAAATTAGCATTAGCTTCAAGACCAGTAATAACTCATTTTAATAAGTTAGCATCTACTGGATTTATAAGTGGTTCTATGACAGATGGCGACCAAAGATATAACTTCCCAGCAAGTCAAGGTGCTTTTGGTCATTTAGTGACTAAAGTACAAACTATTCATGGTGATATATCTATGGTTGCTGAATCTTTATTTAGAGGCTTTGCTTCTGGATTTATGATGATGGTTGATTTAGACCATGTTGCTTACAGACCACTTGTAGGAAATGGAATAAATCGTGATACTTCAATAACAACAAATGTGCAACAGGCTGATGAAGACTTAAGAAAAGACATGATTTTAACAGAAGCAGGTCTTGAGGTAACTCTTCCTGAAACTCATGCACTTATGAATTTGGAGGGCGTGTAAGATGAGAAGTGATATATTAAATCAAAATAGTAGTGCATCATTACAATCTAATAGTAAGTTTGACACTCTTGTTAAACATACAAAAGTTTGTAATGTAACATTAGCAAAAAACCTTTCAGCTGGAGACCATTCAGAGTCTTGGAGACAGCCAGCAAACTCAATCATAACAAATTGTTATATTGTTTGTACTGATGCTGTTGAAGTTGCTTCTGGTGATATTGGTTATGATGTAGGAACAAGCGCTCATGGTGAGCAATTGATTGCTGCACAAGCAGATGAAATCTTAGATGGAGGCACAGATGTTGCAATTGGTGCAATAACATATCCAGGAATGGGAGTTTCTTTACCTGGTGGTACAGATGCAGCAACAGCAAAAGTTGCTATTGATGCAGGTGCTATAGCTAATGGATTCAAATATGACGTTCAGGACGATACTACACACGTAGCATCAGCTGTTTATACAGCATCTGAAAGAGATATATTTTGCACAATAACTACATCCACAGATGTAACAGCAAGTGGTGGTGGTAATTTTGCATTTGTATTTGAATACTTGCAATTCAGCTAAACCGAAACAATAAGGTTTAATAGTTTTGTAGAACTATGGGAGCTATCAATAAAAGGTGGCTCCCGAATCTACTAAAAATTTAATTTAAACATAGGAGAAAATAATGGCAGCATATGGTGATACAAATACAAAAGTAAAAACTTTTATTCATGATGCTTCAGCTGCAGAACAAGATGCTAGTGTAGGTGTTTTAGCAAGAGACGTGCAAGATTATATTGCTGGATTAGATGATGATAATAATACTATAATTTCAGTAAGTCATTGTTCTTTAAATGGAGACAGAATTTTAACAATGGTCGTTTCAGGGCCTTATCATATACCAGCAAGTTAATAATGGCTAAGAAAAGCACGGTTAATAAAGCAGGAAACTATACAAAACCTGGAATGCGTAAACGTATATTTGAAAGAATAAAAGCTGGTGGCAAGGGTGGCAATCCTGGTCAGTGGAGCGCACGTAAAGCACAAATGCTTGCAAAGGCATATAAATCTGCAGGTGGTGGCTATAAAGAAGAAGGTGGCAAGATAATGCCTAAATATAAAAAAGGTGGCGATACTTTTAAACCACACATGATGTATAAAGGTGACAAGGCTGTTAAAGCAAATACATATCAAGACCATTTATCACTTAAGAAAAAAGGATATGGTCAT